ATCCTATTGAGTATTATGGATTAACTAAACAAGATTTAAAAGATTATGGTTCAATAAATGAGGAGAATTTAAAATGAAACAAGATAACCTATTTGGATTTGAAGTATACACGCCTGAAGATTTTGACCATGAAAAGGATTGTGTGATACCTTCTAAAAAGATTTTTGTATCTGAAACTTATGATGTTAATTGCCCTAAAGCTAATAAAGAATTTACTTTGGCGGTTAAGGAATATGAAAAGAAAAATTATGTTAATTATCTTCAACGGCAATACGCCAAAGGTTTTAACATTATATCTTATTTAAATGAGGAGAATTTAAAATGAATGTACTATCATTATTCGATGGGATGTCTTGCGGTCAAATAGCATTAGACAGGATTGGCATAAAACCAACAAACTATTTCGCTAGTGAGATAGATAAATTTGCTATCCAAACAGCCAAGAAAAACTTTCCTGATACTATTCATTTGGGTGATGTAACGCAGATACAAACAAGCGGTGATCATTTACTTGATGAATTTGAGTGTGGGCATAAGATTGATTTACTCATTGGTGGCTCACCTTGTCAGGGATTTTCGTATTCTGGAAAGAGACTTAATTTTGAGGACAAAAGGTCGAAGCTATTCTTTGAATACGTTAGGCTGTTGAAAGCCCTTAAGCCAAAATACTTTTTACTTGAAAATGTACGCATGGCAAAAGCTAGTCAAGATATTATTAGCGAATACTTAGGCGTAGAGCCGATTGTAATTAATAGCAATCTTGTATCAGCACAAAATAGACATAGATTGTATTGGACAAATATTCCTAATGTGACGCAACCAAAAGATAAGGGCATAGTATTGAAAGACGTTCTTGAAGATTATGATACAATCGGTGAGGAACATTTTCATTCTAATAAAGCTATGGAATATATGGAGCGAGGCAATAAGAAATGGATGCAAGCAGGTTCTAGACGTGCTGACAGATACACTCAAAGCCCAGATAAACAGAAAGCTTTTACACTTACGGCAAACTTTCATAAGGGCGTACCCTACAATTATTTTGATGATACTAGAGCCACATCAAATGAAACTACGGGTTTAATACTTGAAGGCCATGCAACCAATTTAAACGGGCATGATTACGTTAAGCGTATATATTCACCTGATGGTAAAGCCCCAAGCTTATGCGCCTCTAGCGGTGGTAATTTAGAGCCTAAAGTGTCAGTAAAAGGAGCAAGGATAGTCAACAGACGTTTAGATGAAAATGGGACACGCAAAGACAATGATACAAGCATACCATTACAAGCACAAATAGAAGTGAGAGCTGATGATATATCTAATTGCTTAACAACAGTGCAAAAGGATAGCATTGTAGTGAAAGACAAGCGGTGGCGTAAGCTAACACCATTAGAATGTGAACGTCTTCAAACAGTTCCAGATAATTTTACTGAGGGCGTATCGAATACCCAACGCTATCGACAATTGGGTAATGGTTGGACTGTAGCTGTCATAGAACACATATTGAAAGGAATAACAAATGGGAAATAGAGCAACAATAGAAGTAGTAGGTGATACAGTTTTATACAACAAAGCACCTTGTTACATATACGTTCACTGGGCAGGTAGCCCTGATACTGTGACACAGTTAGTAAAGAATGCCGCACCTGTAATGCGCAAAACAGATGTTAACTACGCTACTGCTAGACTAATAACTGAGATATGTAATTATGTGCATGGCGGTTTATCTGTAGGTGTATATCCTGCAGCCGAGAATAACAAAGAGACATGGGACAATGGACACTATGTTGTAGATATAAGCAATGGTAACATTAAGAATGATGGTAAGCTTGTAGCTGATGGCATAGAATTTGGAGAGTTTTAAAATGAATACTTATCATGTAGGCATTACTATGCACAACTCTTTTTATATTGATGCGTCCTCGCCAGAGGAAGCCCAACAAAAAGTAAGAGACATGGAATCTGTTGACCTGCTGTTTGATGTAGACTTTAAAATTACTTATACAGATATAGACAACAGTTATTTTTATAGAGGAAAACACAATGAGTAACAAATATTTTAATGTAGATAAATTTAAACAAGATGAACAGAGAAAGGACTTTATAATGAATGCACTTGTATGGGCTGTATTAGGCTTCGCAGCAATAGGCGTATTGTCAACGTTTAGCATAGTTTTAACTATGGTATGGGGGGCAGTGTAATGGCTAATAAGAGAAGCTTAGAAGTTATATGGGATGTTCTACACGAATGGCAGGACTATCAAGAGCATGTATTGAACCAAGTAGATAAAGAAGCTTATGAGGAGCGATGGGACGATATCTGTACCGCTATGGCATGGATTAAAGAAGATTTAGAAGATTTACAATATGCAAATAAAACATCAGACAGTCTTCTTAATCTGGTAGAAGGACTTGATAAAGAATTAAACAACGAAAAGGAAACAGTATAATGATAAAAAACATAACAGACTTTAACGCTGATAATTTATATAGAGTAAAAATATCTAGAACACGTTATCTAGTAGAACTACACGAAAAAGCTCTCGTAGATTACGAAACTTTTCGTGAACCTTGTGGGCGTATATCTAACTGTTTATCTCCAGAAGCATTCCCAAATTTTGAGCCTCATTATTATATAAAACAAAAATGGTTTGATAAATCTAGTGGTAAATGGGAATTTATTGTTGCATGTCAAATAGTTTCAACAGATATGGAATATGATGGGTTTGTTACTGATGTAGTACATGTAGGACATTGTGAAACTCATATGCATATAACTTACAATACACTCTTAGATGGTAATCATTTAATGTCTCTAGGTAGACTAATAAGGAAAGCAGAAATTGTATTGCCACAACTCAATGAACAATATGAAAAAGAATTAAACAAAGAAAAGGAAACAGTATAATGACTAACATAACTCAATTCAAAACATCTCAAGATAAACTAATCTTAGCACATTTGCGTAAAGCATCTAGCATTACGGTGAGAGAAGCTATGGTAGAATATAGCGTTAATAGCTTAACCAAACAGATATCAAGGCTACGCAGCCGAGGTCACAATATCATATCAACTTGGCGTAGCCACCCTGTTACAGGGCAACGCTACACAAGATATACATTATTAGAAGAAAGCGAGGTGTAATATGCCACAAGATTATCATCAAATCAGAATTAAGAAGCAACTGAAAACTAAGAAAGTTCTTAAGCAAATGACTGCTGAACAGAGAGCAGCAATAGAAGAAATACAAACGAGTGTAGCTCAGTGCATAGACATGATTAAAGAGTGCAACGATCTTTACATGAGCGATGTAGCTAAACTAGAAAGCTCTTGGCATAGCCTACGATGGGCATTCGAAGTGGATGCTGTATGAGTGTATGCGGAGAGATAGAACACTGTGAAGAGTTGATAGAGCAGTTGCGTAAAGAATTAGACGAACTCTATCTACTTAAAATGCATAAATTTTCAGCGTTACTTAGTGCCAAGAAACGTTTGTATGAACTGAAAGGAATAGATAATTGAGTGAATTAAGACCTATATGGTTCTGCCCTGATTGTTTAAGTCAGGGCAATAAAAACAAACTTAAAGTAACACATACAAAGGAATACTTTGAGTTAGGCTTTCCTGCAGTCAGGAGAAGAAAGAAGTGCTTAACCTGTAACCTTATAATTAGAACAATAGAAATGGAGCTAACAGAATGATTAATAAATATGTAGTCAATACAATTAGTGATAAGTCAGGCGAAGTTGTATGCTATGAGACTGTGAGAACTTATTCAGAAGCTTTAAGGGTAGTTAAACGCTACGCAGCTTTAAATGGATTAACAAATAAAATTGAGGAGAATACAAATGCATAACCTAGAACTATCATACACCGAGTTACACACACTCAAAACTGTACTCATGTCCGATATGGAATTTTCAGCAATGGATGTACCAGATTTTAGTAGTTCAGAAGACATGTTCTTCTACTATGAAAGAGCTAAGTTATTGGAAATGATTAACACTCAGATGGGAGAGACAACATGATTGAGGTAGAACGTGAGAAATACTTTGTAATGTCTATACGCAAGTTAAAGCCAAGCAGTGTAGGCCATCCAAGGTTCAAACTAAATGTAGTAGACAAGGACGGTAACGAAAAGATATTGCATACACGCAGAGACAGAGGTTGGGTATACAAGATTGACAAGTCCTGGGAAAAGCGCATGATTGATGGTGTTGTGAGTGATAGCGTAAAGAGAAACTACACTCTAGAACAAGCTGCCATATCTCAATCGTTTGAGTTTTAGTATGTTTGATCCTATAACTTATATAATATTTACTATGGTCTGGATAATACTATGATGGATTTTGCAATGGCAGGAACTTTTATATTCCTAATCATACTTTATGTTGGCGGTGGGATAGCATGTATTATCACATCCTACCTGAGTTTAAAAAACCCACCAAGGAAGAGAGGAAAGAAATGAAACTAATAATCCCTAAGCAATCTGCTACACTAAAAGAAATAGCTGACTTCTATTTGTATTCAGATGCCTTTAAACGTTTGAAGTCTAGGACGCAGAAAGATTATGAAACCAATTTGACTTTTGTTTTAGATACACTTGTAGAAAACAAGACGCTTGGGGATTACAAAAATAAGAATATAAAGGTTAGACACTTAACAGATGCATATAATCAGTGGCTGCAATCGGGTATCAGAACAGCAAACTACAGGAAATCTGTATTATCAGCCTGTTGGAAGCACTCAATGCGCTATGATGTGATGATACACAACCCTGTAGCTTTAGTTAAGACACAAAAGTCGGACAATCGTACAGTGATGTGGACGAGAGAGTACGTTAAACGCTTCTTAGATCAGGCATATAGTGATTTTAACTACCGAAGCATAGGTTTGATTGTGCATATGGCATACGAATGGGGTCAACGTGTAGGTGATATGCGCTTACTAAAGTGGGATACTCTTGACCTAACTAATTGCCGCTTGGATATTAAACAAAGTAAGAGAGGTGCAGAAGTACACTTACCTATTAGTAAGAATTTATGTCAAATGCTACAAGTGCAGCAGGAAGATTTTGGCTTTCAAGAGTTTGTAGCACCACGAGTAAAGCCCAGGTCTGGTGCTTTTACAGCCTATGACATTGATGAAATATCCCCTATTATCAATACGTTACTAGACAAAGCTAATCTACCAAGAGAGCTTACAGCTATGGATTTAAGGCGTACTGCCGTGACTGAGATGCTCGAAGCAGGAGTTGACATTGCAGGAATACGTCAAGTAACTGGACACAAGAACATGAATAGTGTTGTGCCTTATATGGTCAATACATTTAGTGGAGCAAGAAAAGCTCTATCAGCGAGAGGGAATGAAGATGAGAGTGAGAAGTGAAGAGAGTATACAAAAAGATAGGATACGCAGAAGAAAAGAGTATGATAAAGGTCAGGCTATATTGCGTAGATACAAAAGAATTAAGGGTTGTAGTAAGTGTGGGTATAATTTAAATACTTTAGCTTTAGAGTTTAACCATATTAATCCTGCTGAGAAGAAGTTTTTAATAGCTCAAAAGTGTCACAACTTAGTTAGATCAAATAATACTAAGACTAAGAGAGAAATAAAAGAAGAGATATTTAAATGTGAAGTTGTATGTTGTAATTGTCATTCCATATTAACTTACGAGAAAAAGCATTACGCAATAGAGAGAAAAAGTAGATTATGAACATTAGAGGTTACTTAGATAGTCTCAACTTAAGAGATGAAGAGTTTATCCGCAGAGATTGTCCATCCTGTAGTGGTAAAAATACTTTCACTGCTACTAAAGAGATGGGTCAGATCAAGTACAACTGTTACAAGTTAGACTGTAATATAGGTGGCTACCATAATGTAGACCTTACTGCTGCGGAGATAAAGCAACTACTTTCAATAAGAGAAACACCAAGGGAAACGGAGAGAGAAACAATGGAAATACCAGAATATGTAGTACAGCCCAGCGCTGAGCATGATAAGTACCATAAATTTGTAGCACAGTGGGGTCTTAAGGACTCTAGACTACTCTATGATGTTAAAGATGAACGTGTTGTGTTCCCTATCTATCATAAGGGACGCATAATAGATGCTAATGGACGAGCAGTAGGCAACAAACAGCCTAAGTGGTACAGATATACAGGGGCAGGTGACTACTTTTTTGTACATGCAGACAGTGAAACACTCATTATAGTTGAGGATTGTGTCTCAGCCCTGGTGATTAAGCAGATTTTACCTAATGTAAATGCTATGGCTATCCTTGGAACGTCTCTAACAGACAAACATATGGAGAAAATAGCAGAGTATAGCAATATTATTGTAGCACTAGACCCTGATGCTGCACACAAGACCTTGCAGTTTAGTAGAGAGATACATCTATGGACAGGAGCTAAGACGATTGCTTTTAACCTTGACGATGATATTAAGTATAAAGTAGACAATGACATTGAGAGACTAAAGGAGCTATCAAGATGAATGACTACATACCAACGCAGATGGAACGTGAATTAATGAACATGGGTGTCATAGCCACACAAGAGAAACCAAAGGCGATGGGGTTTAAAGAAAGTCGAGCAGAAGTAAAGGCTTGGCACAATACGCTCATAGTTGATGGCGAGGTGATGTTTTAATGTATAGTGTAGAGATGGAAGAGAACTGTTCAGTAATTACTACACTTGATGAAGATGATGCATATGAAGATGTGAAAGTTACCATAGCGAATGATGGTACAGTTTATATGCAACAATTTAATGAGGGCATATCTAGAGAGGATATGATCTACATGTCTTACAATCAACTTAAAGACATATTGAATGCAATACATTCGCCAGAGGGATGTTACTACGTAATAGAGAAGGTTACACTATGATTGAATTAGCACTTATAAAGACGCTACTAAACAGAGAATTTTATGATCAGCACAAGGGTATAAGATGTCCTGATAAGATATTCACTAAAGATATACGCAAGATCAAACAAACACTTGATGCAGCAATGAAGAATTATGAGGGGGATCTTAACCCTGCAGACTTAGAAGCTTTGTTCTATGCACAAAATCAAACAATGACTACAGCTACCAAAACAGCATACGGTGATTTGTTTAGGAAGTTAAACAATGAAGATACAATTAAAAAAGATATAGCTGATAATGTTTTAGGTAAACTCTTTCAACAGTATGTAGGAGAGAAGGTTGCCAACTTAGGGTTTGACTTTGTTAATGGTAGTGAGGAAAGCCTTGAGCCATTACGCAGATTACTTGAGGACTTCAAGGACGACTTTACACCTAACATCAAAATAGATTGGGAAGACATAACTATTGATACACTACTGAAAGCTAATGACTTGGCTACCCAATGGAAGTTTAACATACCAAGCCTGAGACGTAAGGTTGAGGGTGTATCAGGTGGTCACTTGTTACTCGTAGGTGCTAGACCTAATACTGGTAAGACATCTTTTCATGCGTCACTCATAGCAGGTTCAGAGGGTTGGGCGCATCAGGGCGCTAAGTGTGTAGTCTTATGTAATGAGGAAGCATACGAGCGTGTGGGTGCAAGATACCTTAGTGCTGCAACCAATATGACAATGGAAGAAGTGAAAGGTAATGTAGCACTAGCACGTAAACGCTATGAGCCAGTACGCCAGAACATTCGTATCAAGGATAGCACCAACAAAGACTTGCAGTGGGTTGAGTCCTTAGTCAAACAAGAGAAGCCAGACATCCTTATATTAGACATGGGAGATAAGTTTGCTACAAAGAACAGCGATAAGTCCGATGTGTACCTAAAAGATGCCGCTATCTATGCTCGTAACATTGCTAAGCAATACAACTGTTGTGTTGTATGGATGTCGCAGTTGAGTGCTGTAGCTGAAGGTAAGGTATATGTAGATCAATCCATGATGGAAGGCAGTAAGACAGGCAAGGCAGCAGAAGCAGATTTGATGCTGTTGATAAGTAAGAACCCTATAGTTGAAGGTGCTGATGAAGAGGATACTCAGCGACACTTAAACATAGCAAAGAATAAACTTAAGGGTGGATGGCATGGGGTTGTCCACTGTGAATTAGATGGTGGTAGATCGCTATACACCGCATAGGAGAGAACATGAGAATAGTATTAGATGTAGAGAACACAACACAAAGACGAAACAATAAGTGGCATCTAGACCCCTACGAGCAGGGAAACTTTCTGGTACAGGTTGGTATGCAAAATGCTGATAAACCTGGAGAAACACACATTGTTAATATAGACCATCAAGAAAAGAAGGATACCAGTGGCGTTGGGCGTAAGCTAGTCCAAGAT